TTTGAGATGAAAGATCAAATAAGATATCTTGTTGTTCTATCCACCACTGTTGAGCTGCATTTCTATCGTCTACCTCATAAGCTCTTTCTAATGCTCGTAAATCTGCTTGATATAATCTTTCCTCAGCTATATCTTCTAGATCTTGTTCTCTTTTAAGTGCAGCTGCTTCAATTCGTTGACGATTAAGAACATCATTCTGGATTTGCCAAGTGTTCATTGCAGCCTCATTCTGCGTTTTAAAACGATCTAGCCAATCCTTTTTTGCAGCAGCCTGATCTTCAAGTGCTTCTCTTCTAGCTCTAATCCGTCTTTCTCTGTTGACTAAGCCTACAAACATTACATTACACTCCTAGACATCAAACCCTTTGGTTCTTCCATTGGTGCCTCTGTAGGCTCCTCCATTGGAGTTTCTTCCATAGGCTTTTCTTCTTCGTCAGCTACTATCATAGCTTCCATCTGATCTTCCATGCTATCTGGTTTTTCTTCACCAGACATAGTTTCTTCAGCACTTATGCCTAGTTTCTTAAGCATCTTTTCTGAACGAGCTACATTACGTTGATAACGAATAACAGCTCTTTCTTCTGCATCACTGATACCCTCATCATAGTCTGTACCAGTTGCTTCTGCTACATCTTTAATAAACTCGTGTAGGACTGGTGCAATGATAAGACTAACATCAATGCTGTGTACACCTTGAAATACAGCACTACGAAGAATGCCTTGTACTAGTGTAGGAATATCTAAACCTGATTCTAGAAAGTGTGCAATATCTTCAAAAGCATTAGCATTATTCATGTTATCTAAATGAAACTTTGCTGCTTCTTCTGGATCTACAATCTCTGGAGGATTTTCGAAAGGTGTACCTTTTGGTTCTTGAGTTAATGAAAACCCTGGTTGTGGTCTATCAAAAAGCATTTTTATTGGCCCCTATAAAATTCTGTTATACTTGCCACTGTAGCATTACCACTAGAGTCTAACCAACCTGGATTTGCTTTTGCTTCTTTACTACCTGCTTCATAAACAACAGTATCTGGAGAAGAATTTCTAAATCCAGGAGCAGCAATCACAAGACCTAGAGGTGCTTTACCATCATAGCCCCAACGATCTAAGTACTTCTCTAAAGCTTTTAAGTGGTCTGTTGGATTTTTAGACTTATTTAATTTTTTAAGGTCTATTGCAAAACCTTCTTTATTCATATCGTCAGCTGCAACAGATTTTATCTCGAACATATTATCAGCTTTTGGATTTGTAAGCAAGCTACTTTCCTTGGCAGCAACCATGAAGATCTCACGTTCTGTAAGTCCTGGGTATTTTTCAGTCATACTATTCAACTGAGTCATAAACTCTGTATTATCTTTTAGAATAGAAAGAGTGTTTTGGAATGGCCCAAGTACAGGGTCTTCAGAGTCTACAGAAGGGGGTGTATCCTCTGCTGCAGGAGACATCAAGCCACCAGATGGTGGTGTAGGTTTTTCCTCAGACTCTTCCATCATAGCATTTGCTTCGTCAAGAGTGATAGGAGTACCATCGTCAGTAGTAAGTGCCCTATTAGATCTCTGACTTTCAAAGAGTTTCATCTTTGTTTCTTCAGGCATTTTAATATCTCTAGCTAATTGAGCTAAGATTTCTTCTGGTCCATCCTGATACACAGCTAGATCAGCTTTAGCCAATCTCTGACCTCCAAGACCTTTTGTAGGTGAGGCTTGCATTGCTGCTCTTTTGTCAGGAGCTTCTCTGAGGTTTTTTAAATATGCTAGATAAGGTGCTTTACTCATTTATTTGTCTTCCTCTTTCTTTGGAAGTTTAAATACGTCACTAAAACTCATGTCACCAAAGATTAGATCTGACCAGAACTCAGCTTTAGCATTATCTTCGGCAAAGTCTAACTTAGTTCTTAGTGCATCTAGATCCATATTACCTAGCATAATCCTAATTGCTCTATCAGCAGCACCCTCAGACTGAGCAAAGGCATATGACATAATATCACGTTCTTTTTGCCAATAGTCATCCAGAGCTTTTTGAGTAAGACCGTTTACTTCTTTAGCATAGGTTAGGTTAGCAACGTTTTGTGCTTCTGTATTTGCAGTGTTAATGTTTTGTCTCCACTGAGCATTAGCCTGAGCTACGACAAGATAGTTCTGAGCATTAAACATCTCACGTTGGTTTTGTAGTGCAGAGTTAAACTCAAGTAGTGCATTAACTTCTTCAGCATTAAACTGATTAATAGCATTCTGTTGAGCTGCATTAAACTGTGACACCTGTGCTGCAAGGTTAGAGAAGAACTGATTAGTTTGATTCTCTGATGTAGCATTAAATTGTGCAGTAGCATTAGCTTGTGCAACATCACTAAGCATTGCATTAGTAACCTGTTGTGCCTTAAACAATGCTGTAGATTGAGAGTTGTTAAGGTTAGCCAGATCAAGCTGCAAGAAGTTTTGAGCATTCTGAACTTGAGCTTGCTGCAAGTTGTTTAAGTTTGCTATGTCCATCTGAGACAGTGCTGCAGCTTCTGCCATAATCAAAGCTTGTTTATTACTCAAATTTTGCAAATTCATTGTGTTAGCAGCACGAGAGTTCTCAAGAGCAATTTCTTGCTCTGCAGTAAAGTTCATGTTTGCAATCTCAGAGATTCTGGCTGCATTCATAACTTTAGCTTGGAATGCTTGGTCAAACTCCATGCCTAAGAACTTAGATCTTTGCTCTGCTTTAAACAAAGCCATCTGCTGTTTATTACCAGCATCAATCTGAGCAATAGGTAAAGCAGCTTCCATAGCAGCTTGAATAACAGCTTGTCCTGCCATAGACGAAGCACCAAGACCTCTAGCAGCAAGCATAGCTGTAGCTTTACGCATAGCTCCTGAAGCCCAAGCTGGAGTTTCACCACCTTCAAACTGAGCCATAAGTCCTGTTAATTCATCTTGTACAGATGCTGCTTGTACTTCCCCAGTACCAAATGCTTTACCTACTTCTCCTTGATCTACAGCAGATCCAGAAATAAGTTCACTTTGACCTTCTGTTGTATCTAATGTACGAACAGGAACAGATCCATCTGCACCTTGAGCATCAGCCACTCTTGTAGCTGAACCTGTAGCAGCTGAAAGCCCCGACACAGACGTGTCTGACTCCATAATAGGATTACCTTGTGCATCAAACATTGGTTGACCTGTTACAGGATCAATCATTTGTTTTTGCATTGTAGCTGCATCTACAGTCTTAGTCAGATCATCCATTGTAGCAGCTTGTAGACCACCAGTGGTAGTCATAAAGTTGCCAACGTTTATGCCGTTAGCTGCAATAAATTGATCTGGTGTAAATGTTTGGTCACCTACTTTAAATGTACCTGTGGCAACATCCCAAACAGCTCCAGGAACAGTAGCAGCCATACCTGCATAGTCAGTAGTTGTACCACCTTGAAGCTGTGCAGATACCCCAGGTGCTGCTGTAGTAAGTCCAGCTTGAGCTGCTCCAGGTGCTTGTACTGGTGCTTCTTCAGGAGTTGGAGTTACTACAAACTCGCCCCTAGCAATAGCTAAAGCATCTGCAGAGGTAACTGTACCATCACCATTTGTATCAAATCTAGGATCATACGGCAGTACTCCAGTACTAACTTGAAGTGCCATTTTAGAATAGTCATCAGCAGATAGTCCAGGATAACCTGGTCCTTTAGCTTGAACCACATCTGTAACTTGTGCAGGATCAGTACCAACCATGATAGGTTGTCCTGCAGCATCAAACATAAGATTACCTGAAGCATCTCTTTGTTGATACTTACCTACGATAGGAGCCATGCCAGAAGCTTGACCTGCAGTAGATTCAATAACAGTTCCTGGCATCAACTCTTGGTACATAGGTTGACCTGTTTCAGGGTCCATCATGACATTGCCATCAGCATCATACTGATAGCCTAATTCTGCCATAGTAGACACTCCAGGCATTGTAACTGCAGTAGCAGGATTGAATGTAGTTTGAGCTACTTTATTTCCTAAAGATTGGAAGTACTCCTCTGGTGTTTGTGTAATTGTTTCACCAGTTACTGGGTCTTGAAAACTCACATCACCGTAGATTTGGTTAGGGTCAATAGGACTCGGATTTGGAATAGTAGTTGAACCATCTTCTCCACTAAATCCTTGAATATACCCACCAGAGTTAGCACTAACAGCTTGAGTAGTAAAAGTGTTACCACCTGCTGTGATTGGGTTAAATACGTTCTCTTGCCCAAAAGTACCTGTCTGTTGATTTATTTCGTAGTAACCTGCAGGAATTGGAGCTAGGGGTTGACTACCTTGGAAGGCAATAAACATTTGGTGCCCAGTTTGGGGATTACGATATAGTTTTTGTGAGATAGCATACGAAGATACATCTTGACCTGCGGCTACCTTTTCAGAAGCAGTTTGAGGATTTACAAACTGCTGGTTTGTTACAGCCCTATTCTGAAAATCTGTAGCTTGATTTGTAAGGTTTTGTTCAAAAGTTTGTGCAGGAGTTGTATAAGTTCCTGAAGCTCCTGGAGTTATCTGAGAAGTACTAAGTGTTGGTATTACTGCAGAGCTAGGTATATCTAAGGTATTTGGATCTGTTGTAAAGCCTCCAGAAATACTTCCCCCAGGTGTACCTGTTTCAGCACCACCTGTTGTAATACCTGTGGCTCCGACTTTAGGGGTTTTATCTGCAGATTTTTCTTCAGCTTTCTTTTTAATAAGATCCCACTCAAGCATGTCTAACTGTAGTTCATCTAAACTTAAACCAGTTTCTGACATCTTCTTGTCCCAATAGGAACCAGGTGCCTTATTTTTAAGTAAGTCTTCTACTTGTCTATTTGATTCAGCCCTAGCAGCCCTACTAGCTGAAGCTAGTCTTGAGACTGGAGCTTTAGTAGAGTCAAGGGATACTCCTTGTTTAATTAATTGCTCTGCAAGATAAGCAGCATTAGCAGCATGATCATTAACAATACTTACTGAAGATGGATCAATACCAGCAGCCTTTAAGTCTTCGTCACTTGGTTTACTATCCCAACGACTTACTAAAATATTTACTGATGTATCATCTGATGTATTTGATCCCCAAAAAGAAGAGCCTTGCTGACCTGGTTTGTACCCATAAGACCTTAGTATAGCATCTGCATCAGAAAATACTGTTGATTTACTGGTATCAAGTCCTAGCTTTTCATAGGCAGCATTCATTTTTGCAGTGCTGGCACCCACATTTTGTGCAAGATATTTTAAGTCAGCTAAATCTTTAACAACTGACTCATCAATCATAGACTTATCTATTTCAGCTTCAGATTTACTTTGGGGGACGTACTGAGTTGAACCATCCTTATCTAAAAAGACAAGAGTACCATCAGCTAAGATTGCACGATCTTCACTTTCATTGAAGAATTTACGTGTAGCTTCCCTTTCTTGTTCAGCTACTTCATTGATATTCATGGCTTCTATTTTAAAGACACCCTCTTGCCCAAGGTAGCCTGTTTGAATATTATTTAAATCAACTGCCATTACTTAATACCTTATAATGCTAAAGTCTGCCTAAGCTTTGTTGTGTCTGCTTTAGTAAACTCTTGGTAATTACCTTTTAAATTCTCTGGGAAATCAATAAATTCTATAGTTGCACCAGTCTTACCTGAGACTTCTAAGGCTACATCGTAGAAGCTACGAGCATTGCCTGTGCCAAAATTCCATATACCTGACTCATCTACATCAAAGAATCTTTGCTGATCCATAACTACTTTACCTACGTGGATAAAGTCTCTTTTAAATTTTTCTGATCCTTTGAACAGCTTTATCTTACCAGTCGTTTTAGCCTGGAACATAAACTTAGTGAAGGGGCTTGCTTGGTTTCCCTTGTGCTCCTCGTGGGGGCCATGTACGTTGAAGTATCTAAATATCTGAGTAGTGATATCAGCATTTCTAAACTCTACATACTTTTCAAACAATGCCTTACTACGAGCATAATGGTTCTGAGGATCAACAGGAGATGTCTCCTTGAAGTCTGACTTTAATCCATAGACTGAAGCACTGGAAGCAAACTGAAACTTAACGTTATGTTTGATACACTCTTCATACAACTTAATAGAGAACTCTACATTCTGTCTGTATATACGAGAAATGTTTGTCTCAGTTGTAGAGCTAATAGCCCCTAGGTGTATTACCCAATCTAATCCTTTTACTTTAGGAAAAGACATCCCCCATTCGTTTTTAACTACTTCGTGGTGTGGCTCAAGTGCATTGACCATGTTCTGCCCAATGAACCCATTACTTCCAGTAACTAGTATCTTCATTTTTGGCTGTCTCCTCGACCTACACGATAGTTATCTTCTACCGAGTCAGGAGTAGACACCTCGATTACTGTCCCTTCCGTTTCACAAATGATTTGATGCGGGACCAAAGGTTCATTACGCCATGTATCACCAGCTGTAAGAGTCTTTTCATGAGTGCTTGCGTCTTTTGTATCAATGTAGATAACTTTAAACTTTCCCTTAAGGACATACCAAGTTTCATCTTTCTCTCTGTGAAAGTGCATAGAAAACTTAGCACCTTCGTTAAAATGTAAAAACTTACCACAGTATTTGTCGTTGGTTGCCCATATTAGTTCTGACCCCCAACCCTTTTTAACATGTCCATTAAGCCGCATGACGTATCTCCTCTAAACGAGGTGCATACACACCGACATGTTGAACAGTTACTGCAGCAGCTTTCATAGCAAACTTAATAGCTTTTTCTACACTTTCTGTTTGTAAGTAGTTGTATACCAGAGCTGCTAAAAAGGTATCTCCTGCTCCACAAACATCGTGTGCATCTACTTTAGGTGGTAAGTACAGCTTATCCTTGTAGACGACTTTCTCTGACCCAAACGTAACAATCATGTTATCTGCATCAGATGTTCTATTTTCATATTCGTACTGATTTATTTTTACAAAAGCTTTATTAAATAGTTTTAAGTCTTGCTTCTTTGTATCAATAAATACTGGGCCATTGTAACTTTCTAAGATACTTTGGATAGCAAAAGTAGAGACATAACCTTTATTATAATCAGAGATAACGACAGCATCGTAATCACTAAAGTTGTGTAACCGATGCTCATCATGTTCTTCTTCTATAAGAGGTACATCGACTCTTACGATCTGTTGACCTGTTTTTGAGTCTATGTAACGTTTCTTTGTTTCTTTATACAGAATGTCATAATGACAATCTACACCAAGTGCCTGAAAGTTTTGTAAGACATTACCAGCCATCCCTAATTTACGAACAGTGGTATCCCAATCTAATACTGGTACTGGTGCCTCTGGGTTTAGCCTGTTTACTACACCGTAACAGTACTCGTCATAACATCCGTCTCCTATCAACAAAATCTTGGAGGGTTTTTGTTGTTGATTCATTATTGGTCCTCTCAAAGAATACTACTTCCTTGCAGTATTCCTCACCAACAATCTTCTTCCCCCTCCAATCGGAACCTTTCACCATAACATCAGGTTCATACCTTTTGATAATAGCTGCCAAGTCTTCATCTGAATTAAATGACACAACAGCATTTACAGGCTTTAACATTGATATAAGATGCTTCCGATTTTTCAGATTGTTAAAAGGTCTATCTGCCCCCTTGTTATACCTTATTTTATCGTCTGTGTCAATAGCTACAAGTAAATGACCACCTAACATCCCTGCAAATTCAATAAGATCGAGGTGTCCAGAATGTATTACGTCAAAGGCTCCATTGACAAATACTTTTTTCATATGTATTATCCTGTTAAAAAGGAGTGCTTATGTCTAGATTTAAACATATTATCACACAAGAACCAAGTCAACAACCTCAACAAGAGTTACCACCAGATTGGCCTACAGTCTTCCCTAAGTCTATTGTAGGTCTAGATCGTGATGGTGTTATCAACGTAGATAAAGGACACTACATCACAGACCCTGAAGACTTTGAGGTGTACCCTGAGTCCCTAGCAGCTATCCACAAGCTTCGTATGAAAGGCTACAAAGTGGTAATATTAACTAACCAGGGTGGTATTATTAAAGGACTACAAACACATGAGCAGGTAGAAGCTGTACACCAACGTATGTTTGAGATCTTTGGTAATGCAGGTATCTACTCTATTGATGCTCTTTTCTATTCAGAGTCTTCATTGAAAGAAGATATCTATGCCAAACCTAACTTAGGTATGTTTCACAGAGCAGAGAAAGAAATCTTTGGTGGAAAGACTAGGTTCAAAGATAAAGGTTTCTACGTAGGAGATAAGATGTCTGACCTTAAAGCTGCTGAGAGAATTGGTGCCACCCCAATCTTAGTAAGAACTGGTCATGGGGTGGACACTGAAGGAGAGCTAAAGAAGTTCTCAAAAGAGAAGTTAAGAAAGAAGACTAAGGTTTTCGATAACCTCCTCCAATTTGTGGATAGGCTACCTTAAGCAGCCTCTTCCTTTTCTTCTTCAACTACTGAGTCATTGTGGGGATACTTTACCAACAGACCTTGTTCTGGTATGTACAAGTAGTTGATGTCTGAGTTCTTAATAGTTCTCATTGCATCATCTAATGTTTCTACTAATGGCTCACCTGCTAGGTTGAAGCTAGTGTTGAACAGGATAGGTACACCAGTAATCTTACGGAACTCATCTATCAGAGTATGGTATGTTTCATTCTGCTCTTTAGTCACAGTCTGGATACGACAAGTACCATCTACGTGTGTGATAGCAGGACACTCACCATGCTTCTCTAACTTGAAGTCCATTGCATACATCATGAATGGTGACTCTTCCATCCCATATGTCTCGAACCACTCTTCAAAGTACTCCTGCATCATTGAACCTGCAAATGGTCTGAACCACTCACGTCCTTTGACCTTGTTCACAGTGTCCTTACCCTTGGGATCTGTGGGATCATAAAGGATAGAACGGTTACCCAGTGCACGAGGGCCAGCCTCAGAACGTCCTTGGTATAAGGCTACGATATTCTTCTCAGAGATAAGCTTTGCTACATCAGCAGGTTTTACTTCTGTCGTTTCAATGTCACCAAAGTCGTAAGACTCTTCACGTTTAGGGCCAAGATACAAAGTACTTAGTGGACGAATAGTTTCATCTTTAGTTTCTGTGTAGTGGACTAATTGAGCTAGACCGATTGCTGTACCACCATCATGAGAGATAGGATCTACGTAGATGTTTAGGTCAGGAAAACGTTTCTTGTAGTAGTAGTTTGCTACACAGTTAAGACCATACCCACCAGCAATAACAATATTCTTCTTATCAGTTTTCTTTACAGCTTTCTCAATCAAGTCACCAACAAGAGTTTGTGTTTCATCTTGTACTGCCCAAGCTAAGTTTTTAGCTGCTTCTGTTACCTTACTAGGATCATTATGCCAAGCCTTTGGATCTTCTTTAAGACTTAGATAGGGGTGACGACCATGATCAATATGAGCACCAGCAGGGTAATTAGGGATAAATACATTCTTGTTTCCTCTACCATTAAAGAACAGGCTAGGTATCATCTCATCATACTTACCGTATGGTGCAAGACCCATTGTCTTACCTGCTTCAATAAAACCAAAACCTAAATAGTCTGATACAGCTTCATAGGCTTTAACAAGTGTGATAGCATTATCCATTTCAATGTTATCAGAGGAGACAGGCATGGTATCAAAGTTACCACCAAAAGATTGAAACACAGGAACTATGCCATCAGAGTAACTACAGTTAAATATACTCTCTGTTTCAAACCCTGGATTTGTTTGACCTTCCTCATTAAGTTTTATATCTTGTCTAGTTCCAGAACCATCTACAATAACAGCAGCAGCATCTTCAAACCCTGAGTTAAAGAAAGCTGCAGCAGCATGGCCTATATGATGAATATGTCCAGCTTTTATTACTTTAAGATTTGGATTATGTTTACGAATAATAGCAGTATAGGGATCTTCGCCAGTCCAAGGAAGCTGTGGTAAGTCTGGATGTGTACCACCAATAATTAAAGTATCTACCCCATACTTAAGTGATTCAAGCATTCCCATAAAAGGGTTACCATCATATTTACTACGAGACAGTCTTTCTTCTTCTACGTAAAACTCTAGTTCACCATCTATTAGTAAGGCAGCAGAACCATTATGACCTGGATTAATTGCTAGGATATTCATTTTACTTCACCTTCTTCTCGATGTCTTTCACAATGTCAGCATACATCGTATTAATTTCTTCATCACTAAACTCTACTGTAGACTCGTTGAACCTGTCAGCTAAGTGTGACTCAAGACCTGATATACGGATAGGTGAGTATACTTTAGGAACATCCCTTTCTACAATATTAAAGTGTTTTGGATAACTAGTATTTATAGAAAAAGTAGATCCTATAATTACTGTACCTGGTTTATTAAATGCTCTTGCCATATGTTGACCTGCAGAGTCACAACCAATGAAGTAATCTGCTGCATCAATAAATGCTGACCACATACGAAGGTCTGCTTCAGGCTTCATGGTGTACGTATCTTCAGGCATCCAGAAGTTTTTCTCAGCAAACAAAACTAGGTTATACTTTGTTGCTAGTTTCTTTACTAGTTTAAGGTACGTATCTGGATTAATAGAACGAGAAGACTGATCTAATAAAACACCTTCTTGTGGTTTTTCAATAGATCTACCGAAAGGTTGTATAACAATAGTCTTCTGTTTCTGTTGTTGCTGTCTTACAGATTGCATAAAGTTAGCAGCCTGTAGTTCTTCTTGCCTATTTGTTTTAAGAACAGGAGCACCAAGGTCAGAGTGATCATCAGTCTCGTTGATCAAGTAATCAAAAGCTTCAGCAAGAGACTTTTCTTGTTTGTAGTAGCCTGGAACTCTGTATGGTTCTGGAGAGATAACCCTGTCAGCATCCATAAAGAATTGCTCAAAGGCACCTTTTTGATCTGGATTAAATACTTTATCGTGTAGCTCAGGGATACCCCAGTACAGAGAGTCCCAACCCATAACCATAACTTTAAAGTTTTGGTTTTTCTTTGAGTATTTGATGAGAGCAGGAATAGCTGCTATAGCCCTACCTGCTCCACCATCAATTACAAAAACAGTTTTCATAGTCTTCTTCTTTTTTATTATTATTATCTTTACAGGGCCATTACAGCCCTGGTGAATTTTATCATAGGTATGCTAGTTTAGCAACAACAGATTATACACTCATTCCAGAATCTGTGGAACCATTCTCTTGGGTGTTCACCTGTAGCAAGAGGTATATATCGTCCATCTGCTCTATTATTTCTAGAGTAGTTGTGTGCCACTACTGGAGCATCACTTTCTATGTAAGGGTGTATATACAATTTAGATGTTTCACTTTTATTTAAGTGACATGGTTGGACACACTTATATACTTGTGCACAGTTATGAGTACGAGCACACGTAGTTAAATAAGCATAGTAACAACTTAATGGAACAGGACACCAAGTTCCATTACTTTGACCTGTAACAAAACAACAGTTAGAAAATAAACAACAATTACTAGTTACTATTTTTAGAGTATAGTGCCATCTCATACAGTCAACACTACCGTATGGACCACAGGTCCAACATGTTAATGCCTGACAAGTTTGACACTCACCTACTTTAAAATTCATACAGTTAGCAAGTCTTGTAATACACTGGTGTTCAGTGCCACCGTAAGTCATTAAATTTGTAAAGTAGCAAGCACAGCACTGAGGTGATATAACAGCATTAAACATCTTTGCAAAGTCTGGTTCGGATCTCCAGCCAATACATTCTAAAGGTTTAGTAAAAGGAACCCTAGCTACCATAGCTGCTTCAGGAACGATATTCATAATTAAGTTTGAGTTACAACTTCTTATACAAGGATCAGTAGATGCTACAGCAGTGCAGTAATAATAACAGAAGTAATTACAACAAGTAGTATCTCTACGTATTTGTAGATTGTTTAGATTACCATGACATGACCCTGCTCCCCCTAAGTGAGAACTTATAACAAGCCCACCATAGTCAGTACAACCACTGTCAATCCAGGTCTTATAGTTTCCATAGGGAATAACTTTAACACCTTGGTTGCAAGGTCTGTGACACTCACAGAAACAACCACCATAACCACAACCCTGGGGTTTATGGGTAGGAGAACATAACGTAAAATAACAAGTAGAGCAAGCTATAGCACACTGGTGCATGTCGTAGTATGCTTTACACTGATACTGTAATATATCAAGGGGAGGAGGCCAGAAAGTATTTACTTTAGAGACACATTGGTTATGTAGATCCCAACAAATAGCTCCTATCCAAGAGATCTCACTAGGGTAATTTTCAGAACTAGAGATACTACACCCTATAGCTCTAAAGAAAACTAAATGGTCGTTATACCTGTTATGAACCATTGAAAACTGAGAACCAGTTCCTGGTGGGACAAATTTGTACATACATGAACAGCCACCAAAGTAAAGCTTATACCCTAAACATTTAGCAGTTAAAGGTACACTACAGTTTCCAGTAACAGCACACAAACATTCTCTGTAGGCAGTCCACCCAGAGGAACACCCACCAAAGAAACAAGCAAAACAGCCAACACAAGAGGTAGACATACAAACTGGAGGTGTACCAAATAAATCTACTAAATGTCTAGCTACTGGATTGTTTGGATGAACTCCTAAAGATCTACAAAAATTGTAAGTAAAGTCTAGTTGATCTTTGTTACAATCAAAGACTGAGTACCCCATCTCTCCACAACAATTATCATAAAAGAGGAACCCTCTGTTAGAACAAACCTTACTCCAAATAACATGGTGTTGTTCTTCAAGTGGCATGGTTCTGAGACATGTATAATTGCTACCAGAATGATTAAATCTCATGTATGTTGTAAGATCTGTGTGATCCCTATTTGGATCTATAGCAGCACCAATTGAACACAAAAGTTGTGGATACTCAGATACCCAAGTTTGTCTAGGTTCAGATAAAGCACTGCATCCTAAAACATTACATTCCCAAGCAAGCTTATCTACACCACAGAATCCTTTGTGTTGTACAACACATTGGTTAAGCCTGTCAATTTTTGTTTGGTAAAGTCTGTCAAAACGCCCCCAGCAGTTATTAGCACCTGAGCTGCTTGTAGACCTTTTACAGGAGCAGACAGAAGTTGAGGCACATGTTTGCTGACATATAAAAATTCTGTGTAAGTAACATCCATCTCTTGAAGGAAACATTAGTCCTTGTGAATCTTGTGCAAAATTACTAAAACATATACAACATACTCCAATATGCCCAACAAGTCTTTGTATTGCAAAAGCACAACATCCTACAGAGAATGCAGCATTACAAACGCCATCTGAGTAACAACAAATACATAAATCATAATTGTTTATATTATAAGCACTACCACCCATAGGAATGTCTGTTCTGGAGTTATAAAAGCTAAATTCATTACAACCAACTAAACCATTTATAGTACTTTTAAAAGGTATCTGATTTGCCATACAACAATTGTAAACAGTATCACATAGCTGTGTAGATGTGTTATAACAATAACACAAGCCTGTGGTTAAAACAGGAAACATAGGAGCATTGAAGTAAGGAACACCAGGGCCAGGTTTTGTAATAAAGAAGTAATCACAAGCCTCTTCAAGTCCAGTTCCATACGTGCTACTTAAAATAGGAATATTAACAGGGCAACACATATTTGGAGATGAACCAATATCATCTCTAAAATGTATTCTTCCTCTAAAGTAAGCTAACCATCCATCACGAGTTTTACCTGCAATTCTTGGAGTGGCTATATAGCCAAAAGGTACTCTAGTACATTTACAAATGTTGAGAGCACAAGCCCAAGGACTAGTGTTTTCATTTAAGGAAACTCCACCCTTTGTATTAACAAAGTATTCCCCCATATGATACCAGCAGTTAGCTCCTACTAGGCAATGGTTTGTTCCAGTTTGGACACATCTGTCTACAGCAAAAATTCTTACAGATCCATCAGGTCCAACCTGAATTGGAAAATGTCCTTTAACATTAAATCTAGTATTTAATGATGCATTGCAGTTTGGCTCCAAACCAACAATCATACCAATACAACAATTATTAGTTCTACAGGGAAGGGCAGTTACACATTTTGTGTATTCCCCACATTCTACACAGCAAATGTATTGTTGTGAGTCTCTACAATATAATTGTACAGCACAACTACCATTACCGTAGTTTTGAAATGCTAGAAGTGTATGAAAACAAGGAGTATCTGTAGCTACAGAGTACAAAGAATAATCTTTTAAATCTCCATGTTTATAACAAGCATAACCATGACACTGAGGGTTATATGTTCTACATGCACATTGTGCTGAAGGAGCAATAAATGCCCAAGCATCTGCATCACTAGTTACAATTTCTTCTAAGTCTAAACCAGATCCTCCACCTACAGCAGCCCAGGCAGTCCCATCGTAAGATATAAGAGAACCCAAGTCTGTATCAAAGTAGATAGACCCAGTAGCAGGAGATGCTGGCCTACTGGCTGTGTTACCTGAAGGAACATCCATACGTGTACTAGCTGTAATACAACACGAGGTAACACAACAGGCACAGACGTTCCTGCTGTTATCGACCACCGTAGTGCCATTAATCTTATATGCCATTTATATTCTCCGTCCTAAGACTATCGTGAATCAAACCCATTCGGTTCCATTGTAAGAAACTATTGTACCAAGAGTTGTATCAAAAAAGATGTGACCTGTGTTTGGGGATGCAGGTCTTTGTGCTGTCGTACCAGAAGGTGCAGTAAGGACGTTAGCTGTCACTATCGTCCCTTGCACTGATGGTGTTCCTGAAGGAATGTTTTTACTGTCGTCAATAACAGTTGTACCACTAACCTTTAGAGCCATTCTCTAGTTCCTCTACTTTACCTTGTAGACACTTCACAGTTTCAATAAGTGCACCTACCAAGCCATTATAGTTGACTGATTTGTAACCATCGTCATCTGTTGTAACAAGTTCTGGGAATGCTTCTTCTACTTCTTGAGCAACAACACCCATTGTGTACTTGCCAGAATCTTTCCAGTTATAGTTCACACCTCTGATCTGACCGATCTTATTGTATGCATCATCTACTGTAGCAATGTTCTCTTTGCACCTGCAGTCAGAAGTAGAGTTGAAGTCAGTGAAGCAAGCTGTTGTACCTCTGGTTGTAACACCACATACTACTGGTGAGATAAAGCAGTTTGATGCACAGCTACAACCTGATGTATAAGAACCGTAACCAGTAGTTGCAAATTGAGCTGTTCCATTGTGGTATAAACATGTTGAACCGTTGCAACAATGTAGAAGTGCCCATTCATTTGTAATATCATTGTACAGACCCATCGATCCACCACATGCCATGAACACGTAGTTGTTAGCAATGGAGTAACCACACCAGTTATTATTACCAGTAGTAACAGAAATTGTTCCATACTCACCACCAGTTTCACAGATACATCTGCCACCTACTGCAAGCCAAGAAGTACCACAGATAGTAGGAGATATAACACAGCTTGATCCACAAGCAATAGGTGTGTTCAGACAAGTTTGTCCTCTTAAACAAGTACCTGCACAAACAATTCCTGATGAGACTAGGTATGGTGTGCAAACACAGGTAGTTAAAGCTGCACAGGCACCCCTAAGAGCAGTTGAACCACAGACAACTGGTGATTTCCAGCAGTTTACTGCACAACCACAGTTTACTGCAATGTATGGAGCTTGGAAACAGTTAGCTGCACAAAGACAGGCTGCACTAAAGTTATTAGATGTAGAACCATTTGTTCCAGCTTTACCTGACAAACATGTTGCTAGTCCATCAACGTTAGCTACTGTATGGTTGTGGCTATCGTCTGCAATAGTAAGGCTAAGGTTAGCATTACCAAGGTTTGTGAATGTAGCAGAACCTGTAGCATCCCCACAGATACAAAGTGTAGGATCAGAAGTAGCAGTCGTTGCAATACTTACATTACCTGAACCATTAACACCTGTAACAGATCCAGTTACTGCCCCTGTAAGGCTGATTGTTCTACCAGTTTGCCAGCAAGTTGCAGTAGTAGCATTACCAGTTACAGCACCTGTGACAGGAGCACATACTCTGGCAAAGGTTACTGTATCGCCTGTACCTACTGCCTGTCCGATAGCAACTGTGTTAGCATTGACTGTAACACCTGTTCCTGCTCCTACAGCAAAGGTTGTACCATCTAGTGTCAGACCATTACCTGCATCGTAAACAGCAGTCTCAGCTACGACAGTAAAGCTAATGTTTGTAGTACCGAATGTAATTGTACCAGATGTATTCATCACGTACAACTCACCAGCACCAGTGTCACCTTCTTTTACGAAGAATGCATCACCTTCACCTAGTGCATTCTGATCTGAAGCACCATAACTGTCAGCATCTGTAGCACGAGTAAGAACCCAGTTAGTTGAAGCTGAACCAGTGTTGGTAACTGTGTAAACACCATTTTCGTAACCATTGGTTTGGCTGTAGATAAGAACACGATCATTTGTGTTTAGGGTTACACCATCAATAACTAGGGCAGCTTGTGTACCATTGTTAGTAAGTGTAGCACCTACACCTGCTGTACCATTGTCATAGGTAGCATTTAGGTTTCCTGCACTGTCTGGTGATTCAACACGTACTGGGTCATGGTAGTGGATACCAGCAGCAGCAATCGTGTCAACGTACTCTTTAGTTGCAAGTTGGCAAGCTAAAGTTGGGTTAGCTGTAACACAGACAGAACCAAAGCATACATTGTCTGCTGTACCAACAGACTGACCAATAGCTATTGTACCAGTTGTGTAAGTAACACCTGTACCACCTGTTAGGTGGCTGTCTACTCTGCCTGTTGTGAAGTACTGGTTTGAACCTTCTGTTAGGTCACCTGTGTCATGGTTACTGATATCACTTACAGTACCAGTAACATTACCAGTAACGTTACCTGTCAGTGTACCACAAAGGTTAGAGACACAGACTACACCTGTACCATAGATGCAGTTTGTACCTGCATTAAGATTACCACCTAAGACAGGAGAAGTATCTTCTTGGATACAAGTAAGAGCATCACCCAGTGTAAATGCTGCAGAAGCCCAAGCAGATCCTGTGTATACTTTTAGAGCATTGTCTGTAGTATTCCAATACAATGCACCAGTAATAAGTCCATCACCATCGTTGTCTACTGATGGGTCTGAAGCTTTGTCACCAAGGTATCTGTCATCAAAGTCATCATAAGAATCGGCAGCCGAAGTAGCTGAAGCAGCAGCATTAGTAGCTGAGTTAGCAGCATTTGTTTCTGATGTGGCTGCATTAGTCTCTGAGGTAGCAGCATTGGTAGCAGAAGTAGCTGCTGCAGTTGCAGAACCTAAAATACCGTCAACGTATGTTTTTGTTGTGAGATCGGCATTGTCAGTTGGAGTATACGTTGTGGTTATCTTACTAGAACCCATATCAATGGCACCAGTCATAGTACCACCTGATAAGTTTAGTTTTAAAGCATCCTGTGTATCAACGTAACCTTTACGAGTTAAGGTATCATCTGTAGCAGGTGTAGCAGTAGAAGTAACACAGTTGGCACCCATTGCTAGGTCACCAGTCATTGTGTCTCCTGCAAGATCTACCTTAGCATCTAAAAGTGTATCTGTGCAGGTGTTTGTGTAAGCATCAGTAATGCCATACCCAGAAAGAGTAGTTGGGTTTGTCCCACCTGTAATACGTCCATAAACATCTGTAGTAACAGACTTATAAGTTCCTGCACTTACTCCTGTTGTAGCAAGATCAATACTGTCAGCATTTGTTACAATTCTACCAGAGTCTGCAGTAACAACGTTAATAGTATTGCCAGACTTAGTGAGACCAGTACCTGCTGTAATCTGCCCTGCACCTGAGAATTGTACGAAAGTGATATCTGTAGTGTCAAGAGTACCACCTGTATCCACAGTACCAACAAAACCATTATCAGCATTTGTTGTACCCTCTTCAACAAAGAAGAATGCTCCTGCATGTTTGTCAAAGGTATCTGCATCATCTGATCTGGACCAAGCACCTGCAGCAACTACATATATGCCATTTTCTGAAGCTGTACTTTGGTCTTTGACAAGAACCCTGTCGTCTGCAACTACTGCAATATCATCAATAGTCTGAGTACCACTTAAAGTAATGTTTGCAGTTGTAGCAACTTTAACAGATCCTTTTACATCCAAACCTTCAACTGCATTATCGACATACAATTTTGTGGCTGCATCAGAATCAGAAACAGGATCTGCTAAGTTTGTAATTTTATTACTATTAGCATTCATATCACCTTGTAATTTAAGGCTTGTAAAGCAAGAAATTCCTGTTGAATTTACATTACCAGTGACATCGCCTGTTACATTACCTACTAAAGGTCCATCTAAGCAAGTGCTTGCACATATTACAGTACCATCAATTGTTGTAGCAGTTACAGGACATGCAGTCGTAGCACCAACAGTACCGTCAAAATTACCTGTGTGACAACCTGCAGCATTTCCAGTAAGATTTCCAGTAACATCTCCTGTTACATTACCTACTACACATCCAACAAAACAAGTGTTAGCAGTAACAGTAGTACCTGTTATAGGGCAAGCTGTAGTAGCCCCTACAGTACCATCAAAGTTTCCTGTATGGCAACCTGCAGCATTACCTGTAAGGTTTCCTGTTACGTCACCAGTGACAGAACCACAGACATTACCTGCAAAACAAGTGCTTGCTGTAATAATTGTACCATCAACAGTCGTACCTGTTATAGGACATGCTGTAGTAGCACCAATAGTAGCACCGTCAATAGTACCCCCATTGATATCTACTGTAGCAAAAGTACCCTGTCCAGACGTACTAACTGTAGTAAAACTACCTGCAACAGGAGTAGTGGCACCAATAACAGTATTGTCAATATTACCTGCATTAATGTCTACTGTGCTAAGAGTTGAGGTTCCTGTGGCTTTTAGGTTAGGTGCACAGACTGTATCAGAGAAAGTAGAAACACCTGTAACTCCAAGAGTACCAGACAGTGTTGTGTTACCTGTTACACCAAGTGTACCACCGACAGTAGCATTACCAGATGCATCCATTGTGGTGAAGTCAGCAGCAGCAGGGGTAGTAGCACCAATAGTAGTACCATCGATAGTACCACCATTAATGTCTGCTGTGTCAGCTACAAGGCTATCAATGTTTGCTGTACCAGTAATGTAAGCATCATTCCATTCACTACCTGTAGCACCCAAATCGTATGTTGCATCTGCAGAAGGGATAAGGTCTGAGGCAACATCAGCATTTACTGTAACAGTATCACTATCGTCACTACCAAGAGTAGTATTCCCATTAACGGTAAGGTTACCCGTAATAGTAGCATTTTCATGTACCGCCAGAGTGTCGATATAACCCACACCATCAATGTAAAGATCTTTGAACTCAGCAGTCGGAGAACCCAGATCAATATCTTCATCAGTGACAGGAACAATAGCTCCATCTTGTATCCTTACCTGCTCTACTGCTGCATTACCAACATTAGTGAAGAAATTAATTCTGTTGTTAGTTGTATCAATTACAACCTTGTTATAGTTGTTAGTATCAGAGATAGTTGGAATGTAAGCACCTTCTGCTGAAGTGCCATCATGTTTGTGTCCTGTGCTTGCATTGAATGCAGCTAGTACCTGATTTAATTCGTTGTTGATTGGTTCAGCTTTAATAACCTGACCAGAAACAATATCAGCTACACTCTGTCTTGTATAACCTGCCATTTATAATCTATCCCCCACTCCAAACGTCACAACAAGTCCTTGGATACTGTGTGATGCATTCGTGTCATTTGTAACATATCTAAAAGAAACTGATTTACCTGAGCCTGAAACATTCACCCTTTGAACAGGGGATGGGTTACCACTCCAAATAGTTGAAGAGTCATTAAAGACAGCTTCGTTATAATATGCAGCAGCACCTTCAGTGCTTAAAGTAAAGTTAGTTGGATTAAGAATGGTGGTATCATCGTAGTCAAATACAACCGACATAACGATCTCGTTATCACCTTCTGATCTAAGGTAAGTAGCAACAGTATGAATAATCTTACGTTGCTCTGGATCTTGCATGTGCAAGAATGGTGTTTGGTAAAGGCTTACGATGTTATTTCCACCAAAGCTATTACCTGATTCTTGTCTGTGGACTTTACCTGAAGTGTCCCCATGAATGACATATTCTTCTTTGTCGATGTATCCACTGTCAGCACAAGTGGCCTCAATACCAATCATCTGACCAAACTCAAAGCCAATGCCACCCTGTTGTCCCATACGTAGTCCACCAAGAAGTGCATTCCCATTTTCTACGTTATAGAATAATCTAAACTGAGATTTACCTCTGATGATTACAGAAGAGACAGCATCAAGATCGTTATTAAACACAACATCAGAAATAAAAGATTGGATGTTCTTGGTTAGTGTTTCCAAGTTAACGTCACCAATCTTATCTGTACCTGAGATAGGTCTCATACCATCCTGTGATAAAAAGATTAGGTCACCACCAATCTCAATAACACTATCTGATGCTAGGCAACCAAGGTCATCTGTTACGTGCTGTAAAGCCCAGTCTGAGATGTTGTTTCCTACAATCCTTTTAATGTTGTTCGTACCAAATACAAACAGAGAATCACGAAACGGTTTGATTGATACAATAGGAAAACCTACGTTGATTACACCAGCACCATCTGCAGGTGCCCACTTGGTTTCGTCTGTAGGTGCACTGAAATACAAGTTATGAGGTTCACTAGGATCACCTGCAAGCCACATATGGTTCTTGAATACTGCAGCAAACTTAGGATCTGTAGGAGCATTAGCATGGGTAATCTGGGTGTAAGTTGTACCATCGTAGGTAGCTGCAGGGTTTACACCATCTGTCAGGATAACCTTTGCTGTCCCCCAGTTAAACCTAGTAAATCTTACTTTTGTTACACCTGTCATTGTAGGTGAACCAGAAGTAGTTACTGCTGTCCAAGACTCTGCTGTAGCATCCCAGTAGTGTAAGTAGTTGTTACCTGAAGAAGGCTTACGTGCAGCAAGAATACCATCGTTAATACCAGCAGCTACTGCTACACCAAGTACACTACCAGAGCTATCACCAGGTACTGTGCCATAGTCGTTGGTGTAACCACTGACACGTCTATATCCACCAGTTATAGCAGGTTCGTAATTAAGTAAGGAAATAGCAGAACCAGGTTGTCTTTCCCCTTGAGACAACACGTCCCTGTTCAGGTTCAATCCACCTTCAGCAAATACTTTAAAGGAAGCTAAATTTTCAGGCATTAGACGATAGTGCTCATAGTATTGCTAAACGATTTATTTCTTTGAATAACTGTAGATCTAATATCTAGTGGATCATCCATAAGAATACGTCTCATAGAACGAATACCTTCTTGAAGGCTTTGCTGGTGTAAAGCAGCACTTTGATCATTTGATCTAAATCTCATCATGTACATCATAGCACCGTCAATGATTACATGATTAAATCTGTCAGGAATAACTGCTGTATCATCATAGGCAGAAAGATCTGCAGGGAATGTCCAATATACGTACTCTATTTCATAAGCATCATTTGGAACAGGAGTTACACCAAACTTACTTTCGTATGTTTGATAAACTCTTTGTGGAGCAGATACACCAGATCCAGAATCACTTTGATCATCTATTCCACGATATCTTTGAGTATACTCTTCAAAAGAAATAGTTGGCAAGTAGCTAGGTGTATTACTTGCAGAGCCTAACTCTTTAATATAAAAAGTGTCCCAGTCAACCGTAGCAAAATCTGCAGGAAAATCATACTGTCTTGTACCTGCAGTCAATGTCTGAGTATATGTAGTTTTTAAGAAAGGCCATTCCTGACCTGTCTGTAGGATATTTCTAATGGAGTTGTTAATAGCTTGTTTAGCTAATGCTTGTACGTTACGTACATCATCAAAGCCACTGCCTGTTGTAGCAAGAGTAACTTCATTTAGTCTAGTAAGTAGTTGATTAACTAGTGTAACGTAATTTGCCATTACAAAAATCCTTCAGATAGCCTAAAGGGGCCAGTTGCCCAGCCCCTAAAGTTTAATCAGTTATGCAAGATAGTCACGATCAACTTCGTCAGCACCTTTAGTTGCTTCATTTACATCAACAACGATTGCCCATACACGAGCAGTCACTGTTGCTGCTGGAGCAGCACCTGCAGTACCTGTTACGTCAATGGTGTCTTCTGAAGCAATGATACCCTGTGTTTGAGTACCGAATGCGAAGTCACCTGCAGAACCACTGTCTACAGCTGTAGCAGCCATAAATGTAGTTGTGCCATCAGTAACTGTAACATCGTAGTCTGCTGAGTCCATTGCATCAATCAACTCAACACCTGCTGCTAGTACAAGAGTACCTGCTGCAACAGTTGGACCTGTTACTGTACCAGTTGAAGTTGGAAGTTCAACTTCCTTTTCAACCATGACTGCTTTTGAAAGCAAAGAAGTAGATTTAGCCATAAGTCAATCCTCCCTTACGCCAAGTTATATTTAGCAGTTGTGATTGCTTCTGGACGAAGAATCTTACGACCGTATAGGTGCATACCACGAACGATGTCAGCAAAGCTGTCTGGATCACGGTATGTTTCAGTCTTACTGATCTGCTCTGCAGTTGCTACTGCTGAGTCATGACCTGCAACGATAACACCATAGTTAGTGTTCTGGTTAGCTGTACCAGTTGTTGCAGGGCCAGTACCTACTGAAGGTAGGTTGCTTGAGCTGTATACACGGAAACCGTGGAAGTTGTTCAAGACTAGACCGTTACGTAGAGCACCTGATTCACCGTAATCAGCATTTAGGAAACGTGAATCTTCGTCACGAAGGATTTCCATAAATACTGGATCAACGACAATCCATCTACCTTGAGTGTCAACTTGTTGTTGGTCAAGTAGACGACCCATACGAGCCACCATCATTGCTGGTGAAATCGTAGCAGTTGGTAAATCTGTTGCACCTGGTAAACGAGCTGCGATTGGGATTGAGTGGTCACCTGCAGAAGCAGTTGTGATGTTACCAAAGTCACCCTTCTTCAACTTCATTGAAGAAAGCAATTCGTCTGAACCTGCAGTTGTTACTGCTTTAGTACCGTTTACAGTATCATTCACAGTATCTGCAGCACCATGTAGTGCAGACTGTTTATAACCTGATAGGTAACCTAGAACTTCTTGGTCATGCTGGTCAGCCAAACGGTATGCCGCACGGTTGGTCGCAAGATCCATGAAGTTTACGTGTGAGTGAGCTTCTTCGATATCGTCGATCTTGAAGGCATAATAGTTAGCCTTATCAACGACTAGAGAGAAATCCTCATCGTCCAAATCTTGTGCTGTGATCTGTGTGCCACGAGCATAAGAGCTGACCGAAATTTCAGGTTCCTTGATGATCTTAACTGTATCACCTTGGGCACTGATTTCTCCGAAATAATCAGAGTTTGTAATATCTCCTACTACGGTAGACTTGCGGAATGCAAGCTGTACCTTTTTGGAGTAGATCACACTACTGAAATTACCGTTAGGTAAATTTCCGTGACCTGCTGCGGATGTAAAAGCCATTTGAAAATCCTCCATGATATTTGGCTTATGAATAAAGCTAAACACCTATAAAGAGGCTGTTGTTTTTCTAGGGTGCAGATAATACTCAGTTGGCCTACCGAGTATATACTGGGCCTATACTTGAACAGGTAGTTCTTTTTAGTTTAGACTTTTGTGTGAAATTTGGCCGAGACAAAAGGTAGTCAAAAAGAGGCTTTTGTCCCTGTGCCTATAGTTATACTGTTGATTTACTTGTTGTCAACAGCTTATCTAGCTTTGCCAGATACATCGTAAACAAATTTACCCGAACGGATAGCTTTGTTAATTTCCTCAGATTTAGCTTCAAACTCTTTGTCTGACATTCTTGCTACATCTGATTCACGAATAGTGTCACCAGACTCATCTACATCTACAGACGTTTTACTACGTCTTGTGACTGTTGAGGCTGCGTCTTTAGCCTTAGCTTTTCTTGCAGTTTTAGTAAGGCCTTTATCTACTTTGTACAAGTCAATAACACGTACTACTGAAGCAGGATCGTCTGCATTTTCGTATAGTGCATCTTGTACCCACTTAGGCTGTTCTTCAGCCCAATTATGAAATTCATCAGAAGCACGTAGATCATCAAAGTCTTCGTGTGCTTTACGGATAGCATTCTCTGCCTTAACCCGTTCTGCTTCTGACTGTGCCTTGTCCAGCTCTTGTAGTCTAGCATCTGCTTTACTAAACATTTCTTGAGCTTTTTTAGCAGCAATAGTTTCTACAATACCTGCTACGTCTGGATATTGCTTTGCCCATTCTTCAATGTCTTCATCGGACTTTGGAGGAACAATAGATTCTTTTTCCATGCGTTTTTCAAAAGCTTGGAACTTCTCGTTCCACTCTTTTTCTTTTTCTTGCATGTGCCGTCTTAAATCACCATATCTCTTTTTAAAAGATCTTTCTTCTGCAGATAACGTTGTTTCTTCAACTTCTGTATCGGTCTCTTCCGTTTTGGTAGTTTCTTCTTCAATTGATTCAGATTCTTCGCCACGTTGTTGAGCTTCAAGACGTTTAATCTCCTCTTCCTCATCTTCCATACGTTTACGTTTTCTATCGTAGTTATAACCTCGATCAACAAATCCTGCTGTCTTTGGTGTTTCTACTTCTGCTAGTTCAGGCATTATATTCTCCTTATGTTGGGGCCAGCCGTAGCTGGGTAGCCTTATTTTTTACCTGCGAGTCCGCCTTTATTATACTTTCTCGTTTTCTTTTTTGGTGGTTTTCCTTTGGTCATTAAACCACCTTCTGCACGTCCACCTGTAGCCCAAGTACCACCTGCTTGTTCAACAGCTTCTTGAAGACCTGCAATATCGTCTGTCGAAGCACCAGATTCAAAAGCTTCTTCCACTGCTGCTTTAGTTGCTGCAGATCTAGCTCTTGACTTATTAATAGCATTTTGTTCTGCAGCAGTTAGTGATGGACCATCATCACTTGTATCAACCATTGCAACATCAATACCCCCAGGTTTGTAGACAGAGGCTCCACCTTCATCTTTAACCATGTCACCAGAGGTATCTGTAAACTCTCTACGTTGCTCTGGAGTAAATGTTTTTTGTAAGTCTAAGCTAGTGGGGGCAAATGATTTTACCTGCTCTAAATAATTTTTACCAGTTAAAAGGCCTAATTTATCTAGGGCAGATGTAAGTAGACCAGTTTCTTTCATAGCCTCTTTAAGTTCACCATCTAGATATTTAACCATATTTTCGTCACCTATGCTATCATAATAGTCACGAATACCTCTAACTTTAGCAATATCTTGGGCTTGTACTACTTGAGGTATTCCACCTATAATACCTCCCATACCGGCAATTTTTCTTGCTGCTGAAGACATACCTAAACCATTATCAGACTCTACCCACTCTTTAACAGAGGCCGGATCACCAAAATCAATGCCATCCATCCAAGAAGTATCAGAACCAGTAGGTGTAGGATCTCCGCCACCGCCACCGTCATCGCCACCAGAGCCTTTATTCATCTCTGCTTTATAAGCATTATACTCTTGTTCAGTTAGTGGGTATTTAGCAATTATATCGTCTTGTCCCTCAGCTATCCTCATATTTTCTTGGGTTGTACCTACATACTTAACCTGTACACTTTCCCCTGCTTGGTTGTAGTGAGGTCTAAACTGTGTAATTTCTTCAGCTTCTGCTGCTTCTGCTGCTGCAGCAACGTTAGCTGCTTGAGAAGATGTACCTTGGAACATAGGAGAAGACCAACGTGCCCTTGCAGGAGACCAGCCTGATCTATATTGATTAGGTCTCGGATCTCCTGTTACTACAGAACCATCTTCCCCAGAATAACCTTGCATAGGCATACCTGAATTACCCATAGCTTGTGGTGCAGGTCTTTGTTGTATTTTCATAGGGGATTGCATCATTGCCCCTTGAGCTGCCTGAACTGGTGCCATAGGTTGTTGCATATTACGAGCAACATCTTGTTGTGTCATTGGAGTTCCACCAATTCTACCATTTTGCTCCATGTTCTGCAAGCCGTTTTTTGCTTGGTTACGAAGATTTTCAAAAAAGTTTACTCCGTAAAAACGAAGAACATCAGCAGGAACAACGTATTCACCTTCCGACAACATAGCAGGAATATCATCTCGTACTTCTTTAGCAAGAGACCCTGGAGGTACATTGTTGCCAGATACTGGATCTTTGGTCATGCCATCATCGGCAATACCACCGTATTCGAATAGTGACATTTGTTTCTTCATGCTCATGTTACCTACCTTGCCTCCTTCGGCCAATCTTAAGTCTGGGTTATTTGCTTGCTCTGGGTCAAACTTAGCTCTAGTATCTCTTAACACTGCAGGAGAGTCTTTAGGCCGATCTACAAGCATAATGTAACTAATACTTTCCATATCCTCTAAAGAATTTTCATAAGGGATGTGTGTATAGCCAGCCTCAGCAAGTTCTCTGCGTAAAGCTATAGCTGCTTTATTTTCCATAGTAGTGGAGATATAACTCTCTCCAGGATTCATATTTTTAGCTTTTTGTTTAATAAGAGTTTTAAGATCGCCTTCAGTAAAATTTAACTCGTCTGCAGTTAGTGTAAGCTCTTTTAAATCTAAACCTACCATATTGGCTAATGCTTCAGGTCTAACAGGTTTATCTAACCTAGCCCTAAGCTCCATAGTAAATCTTGGACGATCTTTAGCAAGCATACTTCCAGATTTTATTTTATTCCTTTCTGCAGCAGCCCTTGCTGTACCTACATGAGCACCTAAAAGATCATGAGGAGTCCCTTGAAATTTATCTGTTGGGCCATCCCCAATTTCAGGAATCATGTCATCAATGTTTTTAAACTCAGTAAACTCACTTTCATTTACTGCTAAATGGTACACAGTGTCATTAAAACCTAATTTAGATGCAGCTTTATCTGTAGCCGTCATTCCAGGGGGCATTGCTAAAGGATCTCTAGAATACTCTGTAGCTTTTTTAGGGTAAATATCCCCAGTGTCAACAGCTTTAGGTAAAGCTACCTCTGTAAGTGGTTCGTAGCCAACTATAGATCTAGCATCCCTAATAACTTCTATAGCATCTTGAGGAGATACTCCAAGCTCATCAGCATATTCTCCTAGCTTAGTCTGATATTTACTTACAAGATCCCCATCTAAAACATCACTAGGGTAATCTTTAGCTAGCTGTATGATCTCATCCCTACCAAATGCATTATAGACATCTACAAATCTTTTAGCTCGACCATACTCTGACCACTCTGGAGCAATACCGCCTACAGGTGGCTTTAGGTATTTTAATTTATTATTTAAAACTTTATAAGTTTCATCAAAATACTCTGGAACATCTAAGACACCAGCTTGCCATGCAGATAAAACATCTATTTCAGTATTAAACATACCAGAAGCTTTTTGAGCTTCTAACTCAGCTATATCGTCTACTACACCCTCATCAGTAAGCACACTGTCAAGGTTTCCATCATCATCATATGCAGGTAAATCTTCAAAATTATTGTCAGTTTCTTTTTTCTTAAAAGAATCTAAAATCTTCTGAAGTAACCCTTTATTACCAGCTTTTGCTGCCATTTCTACAGCACTTGCAGCTGGACCTAAAAGCTCTAGCCCAGCCATACCAGCAATCTTGGCATAGCTTGGATTATCTTTTTCTAGTTCTGCTTGGATATCGTTTACAGTACCTAGTGGAGTAGCTACTTCCAAGCCCATCTCAACCATCTGAACACTTAATGGCTTTCCACTTTCAGCTTTTCCAAGAAAATTACCGTATGCTGCAGAACCAGGTGCTACTTCTGCACGTTCTTCGTCTGTCATATCACTAAGGCGTTTACGATAATCAGCCATTTACATGTTCCCTAAGAAGTAGTAAGGATCTGAGAATACGTACTTCACCCTGAGCACGATACAATTCCTCTACGTCATTGATCTGCTCAAGGCGTTTATGTACGTTATCAATTCGTCTCATGATTTCTTCCAAAAATGGATTATACATTTCTGGATTGTTTACAAAAGGTTTTAAAGTATTATTCACGACGAGTTTCATTGTACCTGTGGGCCAGTATTACCAGAGAAGCCTTGTTCTCCTGGCTGAGGGGCCGTTCCTATTCCGATGTTACCACCCCCGCCACCTGCGGTATCCTGCACTCCTGGGGCTGCTCCTTGGCCCTGTGGAGCTTGTCCTTGTGGACCTGCTACTCCAGGGGGTGGAGCTGGTGGTGGATTTTCCTGCTGGAACTTCTTCAAGATCTCAGCTTGGATTGCTGCTTGTGCCATGTTGTTTCCAACCTTGTCAGGATCAAGATCCATAGACTTAGCAATCTCACGAACAATATAATCCATTTTAGCAAATGGTGCAAGTGCTGGGTTAGATACAACCTGCATAAACTGCATAAGACGTTGGCTACGTACTTCGTTGGCCATCAAACTTTCTGTACCACGGGCTTTAACTTCTAGGTCACCTTTGATTTCTGTATCAAAGTCAAACTGCATGTTGAAATTAAAAAATGCTTTACCTAGTGGTGCAAGCAAATAGTCGTCAATGTTTTTAACTACGTTCCGTACACTGCCGTTGGCAGCAGACATAAGCATAGAAATACCAGAGGCAGTACGGCCCACTCCCGATACGCCTGTCTGACCATGTGCGAAGGAAGGGAAGCCAGTTGATTCA